GCGCAGCGCGGCGCGGAGTGCGTCTGACACAAAAGCGAAAAGCGCCATGCTCAGTGCCCCGGCGTCATTGCGCTTATACCAGTGCAGGCGCTTCATCTTGCTGTAGACAGCGCGCGGCAGGAATTCGCGCAGATAGGGTTCGTTGGTGTTCTCGTTCATAGTGGTTCCCTCGGTAAAAATACCGCCTTGCGCAGGCGGCGGCGTAAAATCTTAAGCCCTGAACATTCCGGCGAATTCATCAGCGGCGGTCTTGCTCATACTCTCGAGAGCGCTCATGGCATGGTCATAGCTGACAATAGCATCCTCATCGATGAAGGTGAGCCAGATATCCATGTCGCCAGTGAGCGCACCCAGGCGCTTCCAAACGCGGTCGTTGCAGTAACCGTCGGGGATGCGAATGCTCTCGTTAAAGTAACCTACCCGGTAAGCCCCTGCAAAAGCCTTCTTCGCGCCCTCGGTGAGGTGTCCATCCTTGTTAACCATCTTGATCATTTTGTATTCCTCGTTTTTTACCGGCGCCCTCGCGCCCCTCACAGACAGTCTACTCTTTTGTTTAAGACGTTGCAAGAGATTTTTAACACTTTTTTGTGTGTTTATCCCAAAATGTGATATCAGTCATAAAATTTGACGATTGAGCGTGCCTTGTCGCGCGATATGCCGAGGGCGCGCGCCGCCTCGGCAAGCGTGTCATAGCACACGCCCTGATACTCGCATGGCCTGCGGCGGGGCTTACGCCGCGGCGCCTTCGGCCTGTCGCGGCGCATAAGGCGTTCGGTCATAGCTGCAGCCGTAATACCGCAGGCGCGCGCCGCGGCGGATACGGATGGATAGTCAACACCCTCCCAGGTGCAGGGCTTCCGGCTGCTCATCTGACGGTCAACAGGCAGATCAAGCGGGATATTATGCCCGAGCCGGTATATACAGCAGGCGTCTGTCAGATGATACGCCGCGGCAAGGGCTGTCATGGAGCGGTACTTTTTGCCCGCGTACTCAATCCTGGCAGGGCGCGTTTCCTCGGCAAAAGAGCGCGCCTTACTCCAGCCGATACCCAGGGCACGCGCCATCTCTCCTATGCTGCGGTAGCGCACGCCGCCGAACTCGCAGTCCAGGCGCGCCGGCCTGCGGGACTTCTTCCGCGGTTTTCCATAGCCGCGCGAGATGCGGTACCACATGGCCGACACGGTGATGCCGCAGGCCTCTGCCGCAGCGGATATCGTAGGATACAGCACGCCATTCCACACAACCCGCCGGGGATGGCCGCATCCCCGCGGCGTGTCAATTTGGAAACCGCCGGATTGTTTAGTCCGCATGGGTGTATGACTCTACTTCGGCGTTCTCGATATCGGGCAGGTACACGCGGGCCATATCGAGGTGCAGGTCATAGATATCATCCTCAGCTGTCAGCTTCGGCGCCTTGCCCTTTGCGTACAGCACCGCCATCCGCTCCAGGCGGTCTCCGAAGACGTTCCTGACGCTGAAACGGTATTTGATCTGGCTCTTTGCCTCAGCTATGAAGTCTTTAACCAGCTCTCCCTCAAGCCGCGGATCCTCAAGTCCGTCAAGATGATAGTAGTCAGCTACTTTTGTTCTGCAAACACTCATTTCGTGTTCCTTCCTTAATGCCTCGCCCTTTCCGTAGGGCAGCCTCAAATCCTTGTACATCGCGACGTGGCTCCTGTAGTATTTCCCGCCGTACTCACATGTCCGGCGGAGCGGCCTTGCCGTCAGATGCCCGCTGCGCACGCGGTAGCGCGCGGCACCCTCATGGATGCCCAGTGCCCTCGCGTACGCTGCGATTGACGGATAGGACATGCCGTCAGGTGTAACAACCTCAACGCGCGAGACGCCCGCGGCGTGCCGCCCCGGTACGCCCTTCGGAGCATCCAGTGGGATCCCGGCGCAGCGGCGGAAGTAGTACAGTGGCCTGCTCAGCCCGTAATACTCCCGAAGGGCAGTAACAGACTTAAACCGCCTGCCCTTGTACATCACCGGCTTACATCTCATTGTCATACCCCATCTGATGCAGTCGGTTGTAGGTCTCTACCTGCTTCGAATACTCGTCAGTGCTCATGAACTCACCCATGATGCGGCGCAGCTCCTCCTGCGCATCCTTGTCGCAATCCCCGATGGCCGCCTCATACTGGCTGAACACTGCGAGTGGTACGAAATCGGGATCCTCCATTGCGGCAAAGAGATTAAAGGGCATATAAGCGTGAGGATCGCGTTCGAGCAGGTAATGCCGCATCGAGTCAAGCGCAAAAAAATCCCCTGCGGCGGCGCGCGCCATTGTGCGCAAGGTCAGCAAAGCTTTAACGTCAACCAATCTCATCTTGTATATACCACCTTGTATTTTCCTTCCGGCAGCTCGCACTCCTCGGCAAGCGTGCAGACCTTTGTAAAAATGCCATGCCTTACGGCCACTACCGATCCGGTGTAATGGCTGATGTAGACTACCGGCGTGCCGGCGTACAGTATTATAAATCCCAGGATGGCACCGCTTATGGCGGCGCAGATGCGCATAATCATGACTTCCGGTACTCCAGGTGAATGATCAGGATGGCAACGCGGACAGGCGTGCCGGGCGCTCCGTAAGGATCTCTCATGATGCTCCTTCCCGTAAGCACCACCTGGTACGGCAGGCCGGCAATGCGGCGCATGAAATCCTCACGCTGCTCCTTCATGACGTTCTCATAGTGCGGCATCCTGCGCCAGAACGTCGCAATCTCCACTATCGTGCCGGAGGGGCGTATCTCAATCTCCCTTGCGCCCTGAAATGCCTCAAAAGCGGCATTTGTCAGGGCGTTCTCCTCTTCCTCTGATGGTATCCCCGGCACTCCGTAAATCCGGGAATAGTTTTGAAAACAGTGATATTTAGGAGCCATATTATTCCACCCAAACAAGGTCATACTCTGCCGGGATGCGGCAGTCCTGACCGTTGCGGCAGGCGTGATAGCCTTCGGCGTCTTCCCAGCCCTTCACCTCTCCGGTGCTGTTGCTCTGATAGACCTGCGGCATGGCCGCGAAAGCGGCGCCCGTCATGGCGCCGACGGATGCGGCAAGGAGTGCCGCCGCGATAAACTGTAAAACCTTCATGGTGTTTTCCCCTTAAAAAGCCCCGGCGCACCGGGGCGCCCTCACAGACAGTTTACTCTTTCGTTCTGATTGTTGCAAGCGATTTTGTAAACTTTTTTGTGCTCATGTCTGATTTTGTGATGTGCGTCTCACTCGATGCGCCCGTAGATGATCCTTGCCCAGATTGCCGGCAAAGGCTCCTCACAGCCATCCCGGACGGTAAAGCCGTAAAGCCCGGCCCCGGCGTGCGCGATACAGCCGAGCGAGCGCACGCCCTCAAGCCCCAAAGCGCTCAGTGTCCTGCCGAGGCGCGTGTACGCCCGCTGATGCTCAGGCACCCCGAAATAGCTGTCCCGCGCCCAGTACGTAAACCCCTCCGCGACAACATGGGGCGCAAAAAGAGGATCATCATCCCGGTGATCCTCGTAATCCTCGCGGATGGGATTTTTAATGCGCCTGCCGTCAACTGCGACAATCTCAACCCAGATTTTCATATCTCCTCCAAGAACAAAAGCCCGGCATGGCGCCGGGCAAGGCGTGTCAGTCGTCAAGGGCCTCGCGCAGCATCGCGTCTGACACATCGTCGAGAGCGCGGGCGCGGATGAAGCCCCTGACCTCATCGAAATTTTTATAGCGACGGCGGACAATCTCAGCGGCCATCCATGCCGCAACATCGTCGAGCGCGCCCTGGTCGTAGAACTCACGCGCCTCCGCCGCAGTGTGCCCGTTCTGCTCAAAGACCTCAATGCCGATGCGCTCGGCCTCGCGCTCAAGCGCCATCGTCAGGCCGCAGAACATGCGATCCTCATCGCTGTTGAACATGCTCTCCGGATGGCACTCCGGTACGTTAGCCTGATAGTCCTTGTAGACCTCGGCAGACAGGAAGCTTTTCAGGTACTCTTCGTCTTTCATGGTTCTCTCCAGAAGGGCGCCCTGCGGCGCCCGGTAATGATGAATGCGCGTTATTACATCGCACAGATGAAGGCAGTGATCCAGCCGGGATCGCTCTCGTAGTCAGGCTCGGAGATGTCAAAGCCCTCCGTATACGGCGCCCCGGCGTTCATCAGGTAGCACTGCACCTGGCTGTACGCGAAGCTGTAAGCCTCGGCGTTCTCCGGCGTGTCGGGCACGCCCACCTCCATCGCAGTCGCGCTTACGGCGCGCACGCGGATTTGGTTCGGGAAGGCGGCGTCAAACATGTTGAGCGCCATCAGGACGCACAGCTCAGCCTCCTTCATCTCCGGCTTTACAGCCACTTCGATTTTTGCCTTTGCTCTCATAGTCATTCCCTCGGTTATCCGGGCTTAATGCCCGTACAGACAGTTTACTCTTTTGTACCGAGAGACGCAAGAGATTTTTAACACTTTTTCGTGATTTCGTCGCACTCTTTATAAAAGCGGGGTTCCGGGTGCGCCCGCATTCTGCATCATTTGGGGTGTTTACCCCAATCCAAAAGGCATCGGGGTAGCCATTTTTATCGCGCTAACCATTGATACAGCGGCAGTATTTCCTTAAATTTCCCGAACTGTCTCAACCCCAAGTGGTTTTTGATCTTATAGATTTATATACGATCCTATTTTTCTGCAATTTTCCCTTATATTCTGCATATTTCCCCTTTATATCCCTTTTTATTTATACTCTTTTATTCTTTGGGTATTTGGGTAGTTGGGGTATAAAGGTTATATATCAAAGAGTTAAGAAAAAACAAAATTGCCCTAAAAGCCCGAAAAACCCTAAGTGCATTTTTGGATTTTCTGCAGAAAACATAGGGATTTTTGCAGATGCATCTTTGTAAAAATGCAGAAAAGTGATAAAAATTTACAGAAAAGCTAAAACATGTCGGTGCCTCATGCCTTTTCTGCAGATTTCCGACCTGATGCCTGCAGATCTTTGGTTCAGGTACCTGCAGGCCGGTTTGAAAAATGCAGGATTAAGGGCAAAAATTGCAGAGATCACATTTTGCCTGCAGATTTCAAATCCGCATTGCACTGAGGGCGTTTTTTGGTTTACAATCACCTCCGCGGGCCGGGAAGCCCGCAAGGAGAAAATCACTATGGAAAAGTCTGTCATACCCTGCGGCGCGTCTCCGCAGGAGTGGGGCTATATCGACGCCCTCGGCGCTGACTGCCGCTACATCGTGCCCATCGTTTCAAATCCTGATTTACCTGGTGTCGGCTCCCTGCTCCGCGTACAGAAGACACGCGGCAAAATACCGAGCGTCAAGGACGCCTTCGGGCGTGCCGTCTGCCTGTCAAAATGGCAGACGCGCGACAGCAGCGGGGCGGAGCTGAAATACTGGTCAGGAGATCCTGACTTTGGCTATGGCTTCCGCACCGGACACGGCGGCTACATCGCAATTGACTGCGATATAGATGATCCCGAGATATGCTCTGCGGTCCTTGAGCAGCTTGCCGCTGTTCTCGATGTCAACTGGCGTGAAATGCCCGTCCGCACGCATGGCAGGGACGCGCGATGGGCAACAATCGTCAGGATCGAGGGCATAGACACACTGCCTAAGCACGTGCTCAAGTGGACAGACGACAGCGGCAATAAGATCGAATTCCTCGGCACCGGACAGCAGCTCGCATGCGCTGGGCGCCATCCTTCCGGCGCGCATTACACATGGTCATGTCCGCCGTTCCCGGCGCGTGTCATGACGCAGGCGCAATTCCGCGAGTTTATACAGGCCATACGCGACGCCTTCCCGATCCAGGTGTCAAAGGACACCGCGGATCCTATCCGCGTGAAGGGAAAGAGCTTTTTAAGCATAGACCGCATGGCGGACTGGCTCCGCGAGACGGGGCGCGTTATCGACACCGGTCCCGAAGGACAGCTGTATATAGACTGCCCGTGGGAAGACTCCCACACAATGGAGGGCGGCCCCGGCGAGACCTGCTATTTCCCCGTCGGCTCAAACGGGTATCTGGGCGGCGGCTTCAAATGCCTGCATTCTCACTGCTCCGAAAAGACCACGGCGGATTTTTATGAATGGGCGCGCTCGCAGGGCTTTGAGCAGACAAAGACCGAGGAGTATCCCGACGAGACCGAAAGCGCGAAGGCGTCAGAGAGCCTCAAGCAGGCGCCCGCTCCGGTATCAGAGCAGGGGAAAGCCGGAGGGGATAAGGACGGCAAAGGCGGTCTCCTGACGATGGCAGAGTTTCTTGACATTATCCGCGAGGATCCGGCACTATCGGGCGTACAGCTGAATGACTTCTGCGGGCAGATCGAGTTTACAAAGCCGGTGCCCTGGAACAAGCTGGATCCCAAAGACCTACCGGCGTCGGGGCGCTATTTTATAAAAGACGCAGATTACACTTATTTCCGGTGCTACATCGAGGAAACTTACGGGCTTAAGATCCGTATCAATGATTATCCGAAAGCTTTTGAGGCTTTAGCCCAGGAGCAGAGATATCACCCCATAAAGCAGTACCTCGACAACCTGCCGGAGTGGGACGGCGTGAAGCGCGTTGACACGCTTCTGCATGACTATCTCGGCACTGATGACAACGCGTACACGCACGAGGTCATGAGAAAGACACTCTGCGCCGCTTACATGCGGATCTATCACGCCGGGATAAAGTACGATACCATGCCGGTGCTGAATGGGCCGCAGGGTATCGGCAAGAGCACTCTGCTTGCCAAACTGGGCGGAGAGTGGTTTAACGACAATGTTTCGCTCCTCGGCGTGCGCGACAAGACCGCTGTCGAGGGCCTGCAGCAGGGATGGATTATAGAGCTGTCCGAGGTGGACGGCGGCCTGCGGCGCTCGGACATGGAAGGCGTTAAGGCGTTCCTTTCGCGCACTGATGATCGTTACAGACCTGCTTACGGGCGCACGCTCGAGAGCCATCCGAGGCAGTGTGTATTCTTTGGTACGGCAAACGCCGAGAGCGGCTACCTGTCTGATATGACCGGGAACCGGCGCTTTCTGAATGTACCGTGCCGAGCAGGAGCGGAGAAGCATCCCTGGGATCTGACTGACGATGACATAAAGCAGATTTGGTCAGAGGTCAGGCAGTACGTGCAGGACGGCGAGGATCTTCTGCTGTCGTCCGAGGCTCAGAAGACCGCGAAGAAAGAGCAGGATATGGCTCTTGAGACTGACGAGAAAGAGGGTATCGTCGTTGAATTTGCGAAGAGCAACGTGCCGCATAACTGGGATGGCATGAGTATGGACGACAGGCACAATTGGCTCGCAAATCCTATCGCCGTCGGT